CGAACCCCTTGTGGGGTTCGGTCTGCGTAAGCGGACACTAACGTGTCTCCTTTAAATTCCGTATATTATGCGAACTAGATCACGAAGTTCAGTTAGGACCATTGCGTCACCTTACAAAAGGTACACAATAAAGGGCACATCGCCCTGTCCTTCCGTGAACTATGCAGACAATCCTTGGACTCGGGACCTTACGTCCTATGAGACCATAATTGACACCAAAGGTAATCGCAAGGGTGAAAACCCCTGCGATCACTTGAAGGTGGTTGATATGACTCCTACTCCGGTATTCAATCTCGTCCAACGGACGACGAATGGGTATACGCAGTATGTGGAGGGTATCAGCAATAGTGTCTTCACAGCTTCAAGAAGCTATGGGGCTACTATTCCTCTGCCAACAAACTCTGCGGACATCTTCGCGATGTACCAGAGTTTGCTTCCTACCATCAAGCAGGAGATGTGTGAGTCAATGGTGAATTTTGCCATTGAATTACCGCAGCTCAAGCAGATGGTTGGGAAGACGGGTTCCGTGCGTGTTCTTCATAAGGCCTTGAAGAAGTACATGAAAGATATCATGCTGCTTCCTCATTACCTAAAGGAGAAACGCTCGATCCGTTCGTTCGTGAAGTGGTTAGCAAACGCCAATTTAGAAATTAACTTTGGCGTTCTTCCTCTCATTGATGACCTGCAGACCTTCTATAAGGGTTATGCAGCTTCGAAGCGTGCGTGGTACGGACTCCGGGATAACTCCCGGAAGTGGCGTACTAAGCATGCGCGGTTTAACGGCAGCCCTGTTATTCTTGAACAACAGGAAACTCCGTCGACCCAGTTCTACGTTTATTGTTCTCCCGCGGCTCAAGTAAATGAGTCCGGATACAATTACGGAAAACTTGAAGTCATCAAGGACGTCAGTTGTGTCAAGCTACGGTATAAGTATACCTTGCCTGATATTCCTGACTGGCTTGCCGTGGCAATGTCGTACGCAGACACTATGGGGTTAAACTTTAACCCAAAAATTGTCTGGGATGCGACACGATTGAGCTTCGTCTGTGATTGGTTTCTAAGAGTTGGAAAATTCTTAGACCAATTAAAGATGCCGCTCTATCAGCCATCTGTGGAAGTATACGGTTGCGTGCATTCACGCCACTTCGTCTACAGGCGCATCTCTGAAAAGAGGTACGCTTCTGGAGGCAAAGTCGTGACTAACGATACCACCTATGACTCTTATGTTAGAGTCAGAGGCATACCGCCAATAACGAGCCTTCAAGGCTCAATGGCTGTGGACTGGTTTAAGGTCCACATATCAGCATCGCTCCTTGCGCAAAAGTTTGTTAAATGAGAAATCATTTAGCATCCTTCGCGCGGTGAGGAGCGACGTAGATTGCACATTAAGTGCGCAATGTCACGCAATAGACATTTTAAATGTTGCCTGCTATCAGTCAGAACACTGAGATAGGAAAATAATAGTATGTTCCCAGCTACAATACCTGACCTTACTGACGGGACTGTTGATCATGATTATGACCAACAGTATTCGGAAGGCCGGAAGGTCGTCCGAAAGGACATCGCGTCCACCCTTGATCAGCCAACGCTGCTGACCATCTCGCATGCGGAGACCGGAACGGGCCAAAAAGCTCGTCTCGATTCTCTTCTGCGTTTTGATCGAAGCGTTGCGGATGCGGAAGGCAACGAAGACACCGTTGTGGTGTATCTTGTCATCCGCAATCCAATCAAAGTCGCCACGGCAGCCCAAGTCAAGGAAGTCGTCAGTCAAATGACTGATTTCCTCGGCACGGCTACCTATGCCGACAAGTTGATCAACGGCGAACAGTAATGTATCGCCGATCAGTGATGCAGTAGGCCAGGAGGCGGGAACGCCCGAGTAAATATATGCATAAGCAAGTAGATACTGGGGTAGATTACTATGTAGTAATCGCCCACCTAATGGCCGACATTCAAACGTCGTCGTTAGGTCTGAATACGCACGAGTTGCAAAAGGATCTGAAGAAGATCCTCAAGCGCTCGCATAATGAGGGAAGTGAATTCTTTACGAAAACACTTCCTGCCTTTGGTAAGAGAATTGACTATTCTCTCATCACGGGCACACCCCTCGACTGTACCGGTTTCCGCAAGGAAACTGGTGCGAATTGGCCGAAATTATTCGGTTCAATCCTCGAGAGGGTATTCTCACCTGATGGAACAGTCCGAGAGGACTGTGACAGTCAGTGCATCAAGATCCTGAGAACTCTTTCATATCTATTCTATAAATATGAAGTACCTCATGACTCAACGCAAGAAACATCCGTGCTTGATACCTTCAAACAGAACGAGATTGAGATGCATATCTTCAATCATCGCCTGCTTGAAAACAATCATGCCGGTGTTTCTCATACTGGTCGTGTCGCTCCTTATGGGATGCCGCATGACCAGGTCCTCGGTCAGCGTAGGGATTGGTGTGCCCGACTTCTCGTCGAGCACAAACATACCTGCGTTTCTGAGGAAACCGTAGAACAGATGGAGCCCGCCATTGGTATAGGTCAACGTTTCCAGTTAATGGAAGCGGATGATTACTATATCAGTGACGCGCAAGCATCTCTTCTAGCAGGGATGAACAAACTCGCAAATCGCTTGTTTGCATCCTGCTCCTTAGAGCACATCCTGCCCCATCATGGGCCAGGAGTCGTTAGTACTGGCGAGAAACACGAACAGAAATTCGCGTTTTCTCGTTACAATGAATCCATAGAGAAGTTTTATCCCTTCACCAGGTACTTTGTATCTAGTGTTTGTGATGATGCTTCATCTATGGAACATATTGAATTGCTGTCTATCGAAAGACCAGCGGCGCGAATAATATTCGTGCCAAAGGACTCTAGAGGACCGCGCCTTATCTCGGCTGAGCCATTGGAAAACCAATTCGTTCAGCAGGGAATTAAGGACGTACTTGTGAGGTTCATTGAGCACCACCCAGTAATGGGCGGGCACGTGAACTTCACCGACCAAACTATCAATCAGAAACTTGCAATGCAAGGATCTGTTGATGGTTCGTACTGCACACTCGATCTGAAAGATGCGAGTGATCGGATAGCGTTCGGATTGGTAGCACTTGTGTTTCCCGACCATTTGGTCGGTCCGCTCATGTGCTGCCGAACGACGCATACGCGTTTACCAGAAGATGGTCTAGCATTTCCGCTCGGAAAGTACGCTCCTATGGGGTCAGCATTATGCTTCCCTGTATTAGCGTCTACCGTTTGGTTATGCTTGACCGCTCCTGGTGACGGTGCCTGTAGTCCAAAGACTACATATGTGTACGGTGATGACATCATTGTTGCAAGCCACGACGTGGCGAATGCAATAGCAAGACTCGAATTGATTGGCCTAACGGTCAACACAACAAAGTCCTGCACCACTGGATTCTTTCGAGAATCATGTGGCATGGACGCGTATAAAGGCGTCTGTGTCACTCCCTTCCGTTTACGGAAGGTGTGGTCACCATCACCATCGCCCGACACGATTGTGTCCTACATCGCAAAAGCGAATGAGGCACATCGTTTAGGTTACTACAAACTCGCCAATTACTTGGCGTGTCTCGTCATCCAATCAATACCAGGCCAGAGGTGGCCATACGTATTGCTGGAGGATGAGGCAGAGCTTGATCCTGTGATTCGAAATGAACCACATTTCAAGTTCCTACCTGTTGACGAACGCAGGTTCTCCTGGGAGGACGCTTCGCCTGACGTGTTAAACGTCAGCGAAGAGTTCTATGAGAGATTACCCTTTTTCGGGGATATCATCTCACTCTGGGGAAACACGCGCATTCCGAAAGACGTAAACTTTTACGTCCTAAGGGATGGTTTCGCGTTTGTCGAGAAACAGACTCGAGTCAATGCGCACTTGCAAAAGCGCGTATACAAGACTCTGTCTCTTGAACCTGTAACACATCGATCCCGACAGGATAGTTTGAACTACTTCCGCGGCCTCATAAATGGGGCCGTAAAGCAGTTTTCAAACAATTCCGTACCGGGACCTGATGGCAGAAGCTCTAACCAAATGGTAGAGCCTCCGAGCAATGCCTTGGAGGTAATACCTCCGTTGGCAGCGTCGGTGTACACACACAAACGAGCTAGCAAGCTAGTGCGTAAGTGGCGTAAGTAATGTGAATAATTCATAATCACATCACAAGCAGAGGGAG